GAAAGGCAGGGGGGGTAGAAACGGACGCTAAAAAAACGCCTTGTGAGCGTGATCCCTTTGAGCTATTACATGACTTGCAGCACGCGATCATATTGTCCAAACTAACCGGATCTCCTCCGGACTTGATGCTTTGTACATGATCGACCGTCGTAGCATCTTGTCCACAATAGGCACACGTATACCCATCCCTAGCTAATACGACTAACCGGGCTTTCTTGTATTTACTACTGACTCTTGGATCTTGTCTACCTTTAACCATTAATACCAGCCCCTTGATTGGTGAAACGCTAAAGCCCTACATGGTGTGCGGTGTTTATGGGCGATGTACTTAAGTCCTAGATCTATCTGCCTATATGGATCTAATACTTTTAATCTAAGCATCTGAGGTATACCAAATGCAGAGCTCTTAGGATTGGCTGCTCGTGGATCCCATCGTGACTCACTATTCCAGAGTAACTCGAGACATCTATATTGCTTAGCACTTATTACTTTCATATGTGCATATAGCTTGTAGTTATCTTTATCTTTTGTGGTGTTTACCGCTGTTGCATTTGCTGTGTTACCAAATACAAATAGAGCGGCCAATAGCACCAAGCATCGCTTGCGAGCTATCCGCCTCAGCGGCTCGCCCACGAGCATGGAGCGTACCGATAAAGTCAAATACATACAATAGTTACGCTTACTCTTGAGCGTGTCCCACAGGCTATTAACACCTGTGGATAACTTATGTGGATAACTATTACTCATTTTCTAGCTCCGTTATACGTTGATTAAGTCCGATAAGAGCATCTTGAATTAATACTAAAGCTGCGGCTACATCGTCGAAAGTTTTAATAATTACCTCGAGCTCATACTTACGCATCTTTACCCCATCCCGTACCCTTAAAGCTAATACCCGGCGCATGGTAAATCTGCCTCATGGCCAAATTGCAACAATAAGGCGTAGTGTGCTCGGCTAGCTTCTCGATAACTTCGTAGCGGATATTGCAGCTAATACACTCATACTCATACGTCGGCATCTTGTACCCTCAATCTTGAGCGTAACTCTTGTATCTGATCTTGTAATAATTCATTTTTTAAGATTAATGCATCGTTGCGTATCTTTTGAGTTTTAATAAGCGCTAAAGCGTTAGAAATATGTAGCTCTATCTGCTCTAATCGTGCCTTTTCTCTTTTATTCAACATCTTTAATATCCTCCATCATGACTACACCCATAACACCGCACTTAACGCATTGGAGCGTTTTAACGTACGGTGGCAGGTTATCGGTTACGACTCTCTCAATATGCTCAGTAATGCGAGCGCATAGGCGGCACTTAGTTTTATATGTCGCCATAGTTAGACCTCTTTAGATATTGCATCTCAAATAGACTAGCTCGAGGTACCCAGTAGTTATCTTGATGAGGATGCTTGTACCGTGGTTGCATCGCCATATGCACCGGCATCCAGCCGAGCAAGGTATACACCGGGCTCCATCCAGTAACCAATATAGCTACATCATTAGGCCTTGGATCCTGCCTATTTTGTATTATTAAATGCCCGCTAGCGTGTTTAGTCCATTTAACCTCGACATTTTGGCCTACATCTGCCTCATTGTGAAACGTGTTTACCTTAGGTACAAAGCCATAATCGCCAAAGTAATTAGCTACAGCTGTCTCAGCCCCAGCGGCCTCGGCCTTTTGCCAGATAAACTCGTGGTAATTGCTAAAGCGTTGCCCAAATTGATTAGAATCATTAGGATCGGCGTTAATAGCTATAGCTCTCTCGAGTCCCTTTTGATGAGCTAATATTTCTTGGGATCTATCGAGTATTACCTTAGCTACGCGCGACACGCTGCACACAGCCATATTACGACCTCCCGGGCTACATCGCGCACTTGTAACCCGTCAGTTTGTGATGCCCACTCATGGCAATAATCGCACTTATCTAGCGCGATGATGGTTACTTTTCCGTCATCGTGAATTGTGGTGCTGTAGCCATCTTTGATAAATGTAATTTCGCCCATCTCTAAACCTGAGGTACCCATTTACCTTGTGAGTTAAGCACGTGCCATACCGGGTTACATTGATTAGCTCGTAGCCGCTCGGTGCACTTATACGCGGCCCACGGTTTGCCCGTTTTGGCCGTGCCCTCTGCCCATATCATCGTTCCATGAGGGCAACGTGGAGGCTCAGCTACTAACGTGCCACCTAATCCTTTACCGATCTCGAGTACGGCCGTGGCCATCGTGGTCATGTCTTCAATCGATGCCTTTGTACTCCATGGATCAGCACTTGCAGGTAAAGTCTCTACCTTTTCCATATCTTGACGTGTAGGTCGACCTCCCTCACTTGGCGTAAGTAACCCGATTACCCGTCCATAAGCTGAGGTAATTGTGTCCTCGACCATCCATTTACGCATATTTTGAGGGTATGTATTTACGTTACCAAAAGCGTAATCGACCGCGCTAGGCACCGTATCCTCATACTCACGATAAGCCTCGGCTCTCACTAGGATCGTGCCTTTTTCAATATCAAAGCTCTCAATATATGCGACTAATCGACCGCTCGCGTACTCTGATCTAAAGCGCTTAATACGGCTATTTACATCCTCATAGTTATCTAGGAAACTCATTAGATTAGCTCCTTTTCTTTCAGAGCTTGAGCGATAGCACGACCCCGGATAAAACCCTCGCCGTGACCTTGTCGGTGACCGATCGAGTACCCGATCACCATAAACATAAAGCCCATAAAACAGGCAAACAAACCGATTAATACATCCAAACTATTCATTTACTTAGCCCTTTGTTAAGGCCGATTAAGCTACTAACCGAGTAGCCCTCTCAGCGTTTGTAGTATCAGTATGAGGGCAAAATGTCAGAATACAAAGCGTATAGCCTTTTGGCGTGTCGCTATTTGGCTAGGCGATCCTCGAGCAAAATCTCATAGATACGGTCTACCCGCTGCTCGATACGCTCTACGCGCCCGGCTAGGTTATGCCCGCCGTTGCCGTCCGGCTTTAACTCGGCTAAATAATACTTAACAAAGTGACGGATGAGCCCAGCCCCTAACCCCAAAATAGTAAAACTCCCGAGAGTTAAACCAATTAGGAGCTGAGCTCTTTCCATTACTTACTTACCCCAAACTGACCCTCGGACGGTTGGAGCGCCTTAAGTAATGGCCCGATTAGCCCCGCGATAAACGCATTAGCCAATACTTTAGGATCCGAGATCCCAGACATATACAAAGCTGCCGCGCTTGCTATTGCCGCGCGACCATATGACTTAGCCGCCGCTATTAGTTGCTCTTTCATTGTTATCTCCTGTAATGCCCTTTAATTGACTTGCTTTAATACCGATACGGCGACCGTACCGCTTGCAGCTATAGCGTATAGAGCCTCGTGATCTCCTACGCCAATAGTGATCGTATCTCCTGCATCAAGCTCAAAACCGTTAGCTGCGGTTACGTTAGCATCCCCTAAAAATACAGGCGGGTTTCCACCGCCGTGCGCCATATTGTGCACGTAAGCCGTTTGGTCAAAAGCTGTTGCAGCTACTAAAAGAGTAGGCGTAACGCCTACAGATACTTGAGCACTACTTGGCATCGTGTAATCCTAACTTTGTAATAAGCTCTTTAGCTTTCATAGCATTTACCTCTACCTCAAAGTGCATATCATCCGGCCGGCTCTTAAAATCGCCGCCCCACTTAAGGCCGTATTTTTTAGCGAGCGCCCGGATCATAGGTACTTTTTCAGCCGGGAAAGTGTCGTACTTGCCTAGCGGATGCTTTGTAGCATTTAGATCGATAGCCGTACCGGATGAGTGACATGAAAGGCGATCCGTAGATCCTCGTACCATCCGGAAAGCGTAGCCCCAGTCGTCAAAGGTACCCTCATCGATCGGCTCAATTAACTCGTGAAACTCGGCAGCAAAGGCGGCTAATAGCGGGCCCACGCTACTAGCACACCTGAGCTTACGATCCGTACCCTTTACAGGGTAGGACTTTATATTTATCTCGGCCGGATCTTTAGATGCGGGATAGCCGTTATAACTTGTAAGACTCATCCCAGTAATGCAGCTAATTCATCCGAGGTTAGTCCTAGCTTTGTGAGTACGCCATTTCGTAGAGCAGCCTTTTCAGCTGCCGCGCGCTCATCCTCGGCCTTTTGTTCGAGAAATGTAGCCGCATCTGCCTCACGCTGCTCAATCTCTAGCTCGGTCAATTCGATTTCGCTAACCTCTAGAGTTTCACAATTTACTACGATCTTTGTATCTGCCATTTTGTCTCCTTATGATTTCGATATGCCGTAAAGCGTTGCTGTTGTGTATTGCACAAAGTTTGCAGAGTTGTAATCTTTAATTGCAATAGATGTTATTGCTGCTGTCCCTGACCATAGTCCTGCATAAATAGCAGTCAAAACTCCTGTTGCATTGTTTTCGGTAACGCCATCTGATGACCAAGACTTTGCATTTGCGCTTGTATAATTTGGAATATATATTTCAGAGTTTCCAAAAGTAGAAGCCGTAGCAGTAGCTCCGACTGCCGTACCCGCAAATCCACCAGCCGAGTTATTACTTAAGGTATCTGATGCAGGTCCAGTACCATTACCATACAATCTTCTAAAGGAATAAGTTGCAGTCATTACACCATTAAATTGAATGTAAATATCTGATGTAAAGTTTGCTCTATCTGTGCGTGTTGAGTACTTAATACATAAATCCGTGTAAGTGCTAGGGATCGAGCTAAAATCAATACTTGCAGCCCCACCCGCTCCAACAGTAACGGATGCAATCTTAATAAATGTATTAGGCACTTTTCACCCCGTATAATGTAAATGTAGAGCCTGTGTTTAGGTTGCCTGAGCTCGAGTAAATCTTTATTGAAGTAATAGCAGAGGTTGAACGCCACATTGAAACTGAGGCCAAAGCCGCATCATTAAGAAGATCGGCTCGGTTAAGAACAGTTTTATAAGTTGTCGTATTAGAGTAATTCATAATGCTAAGTTTTACTATTGTCCAAAAACCTTGACCAGATGTAGGCATCGTATTGACTGTTATTTCATTTGCATTAGATGAGCGACCTGAGCCGGCTGTAGTGCCATTTCCATAAAGGATTGTGCGCGAATAGGTTGTCCCAGCATCTCCGTTAAATTGAATATTAAGGTTAGCAAAACCAGCGGCGGTAGATTGAGTTTGCATTACGACTATTAGGTCTGTGTAAGAGCCAGAAATAGATGAAAAGGTTACATCGGCGGCGGCACTACCTAACGTGCTTGTAGCAATCGGTTCATAAGTTGATGGCATGATTACCCCTTAATTCCGTATAGGGCGAAAGATGAGTACTGTACAAAATTAGGACCGTTTTGTTGATCAATGGTAATGCTGGTCACTGCACTTGTGCTTCGCCACAATCCAGAGAACAAAGCAACAATTCCTGAACCATTGGCATCGTTTCCGCCGAGTGTCCTTAGTGTTTTGTATTTATTAGTGTTTGCATAATCCAATAAATCTAAAACAGTAACTCCAAAAATACCTGAAGTTTGACTCGCTGATCCGCTTCGCGGGATAATCATAGAAGTAACGCTTGTATCAGCCCCAGCCGTTGCAGATGATCCGTCACCCTGTAAATAGTGGTAAGAGTAATTCGCGCCCGTATCTGAGTTTAACTGGACTAACATGCCATCTCCAGCTGATGATGCTCTATCTGAACGAGACAAGGCTCTAATCTGCAAGTGCTGATAAGTAGATGGGATGCTGGTAAAAGTTACAGAGGCGGCACCACCCGATCCAACAGTTACAGTAGCGATAGACTCGTAAGAACTCGTCTCGCTTCCTCCGCTTGCAATAATGCCAGCTAAACTATTTAACATTATGCTATTGCGCCCACTACATACCAAACATCGGCAGCGGTCTTAATACAAGCCGCCGAGCGGTATTGAGCTAAGGTAGGAGATGCAGCCGTAGCGCCCGCACTTAAAACCGTAGTAGTACCCGGTGTTACAGCTGAGATAGTGCACGTACCCGCGCCTTTATTGAGGAGCGTAATAACTGTACCTACTGGATATGCCACGGATGCATTTGTAGGTATCTTAAAAGCGATAGCCGTAGCCTTATTCATAGGGATTAGCTTTTGATATTGATCGGCTAACACGGCTGTATAGTCGGATGTTTGATCTGATCCTATGTCAAAGGTAATAAGGCTATTCATAGCCCCGGCCGTTAATACCTCACCCGTTACAAATGGAAACTCAGTTGCCATAGTGTGCTCCTTAGTATGCTAATACGGAGGTATCGAGCACTCCATATAATGATGAGTCTAATATAAAACCGTCGATAATCGGTTCTAGTGTTGTAAATGTCGTTTTCCAGCTGCTAGGGGATACTCGATGGGATACGCCAAATATTTGTAATGTCTGTGTAAGAGTAGAGCTACCAGGCTGATTAGTCGTAATCGTTACCGGGTCAAAAAAATCTAAATCAAGGGCGGCTAATATGCCGTCGTTATAGTTTTCTGTATAAAGATCAAGCTCAATAGCATCGCACCGCGTACGAGTCTGTTTACGACTAGCAACGTAGGCCCGGGCATAGTCGAGCGCCGCTTGATCGGTTTCCATTACTAGATTTTGTTGAGTATAGGAGTGGAGAAAATACTCATCGATAGAGGCTTGATCGTCTGCGAGCTGAGGCGTACCGCCTATTTTGGTGATAGAGGCTGAGTTGTAAACGAGCGTGTCATCTAAACGCCAAACGGCGTTAAAGTAAGTGATCTCGCTACCATCATCGTTAAATACAACAGGCGGCAGGGCTTGAGAGTCTATGCAATATGCACGATCTTTAAGCGTAATAGAGCCTCGTGCATCCATGTAAATAGCACCATATTCAGATATTGAGGCGGTCTGTAGCGCTGTTAAAGCTGTACGTAAATTACCCGGATCTGCCTGAAAGATCGTATCGCCGTACTCGATCTCGCGCTGAGATGACGGCCAAGCGATTTCATCGAGGATAGCGTTTACGCGCTCGCCGGGTAAGTCACCCGCATCGGCTAGAGTTACCGTCGTTATCTGACTGTTATTGAATAGTCTAAAAGCATCTACCGCCGTAATAGTTGTATACACGACATCGGTAGCCATTTTAGGGGTTGTAGTTGTGTAGCTAGTAATAAAACCGCTAAAGATTGGATATTCCGTGCCTCCGTATGTAGCTGTAATAGCTACCTTACGCATGGGAGTAAGCAAACCAAAATAAGGGCTTGCTGGATTTTGAGGATTGAAATCTCCATTTTGATCGACAATCCTCAGGGTTAGCGTTCCCGTTTGGAATACATCGGCTTGAGCATTACGCCCGCGCATTGTCGTAATACTGTCCACTACATCCGAGACATCGACGATAACAGCGGCCGAGTCTGCCAGTACGTTAGTACCTAATATGCCGCTATCTAGGATCATGGCTTGAGCAAAAGCGGGGCCGGTGGAAAAGTTAATAACGGCATTGACGATAGGTACGGTCATGCTATGCCCGCCGTCGTAATTGGATCACCGTTACGGTTTAATCCTTGGATCGTATCTTGGATCAATACCGCTAGCTCATCCTGAGAGGCGATAACACCCGCGTTAATGTTTATAGTGTAATCGCGATCAAAGGCACCCGTAGCCGGGATCTCTGTATATGCAGGTAATAAACCCTCAGAGGCCAAACTTTCCAATTCAGGCATTGAGCCAATAGTGCCTGTGGCATCTAATTCAGCTGCTAACGCATCTGCCAATTCTGTAAGAGCTGCCGAGGTTTCGCCTAAAGTCTGTGCCGCGGTGGCATCCTTTTCAGCTGCAACGGCATCGGCTAACTCTGATAAAGCTGCGGCAGACTCAGCGGCGATCTTAGAGGCAGACTCAGCGGCGGCGGCGGCAGCTCCAATAGCATCGCCCGTGGCCTTATCTAGTTTAGCTTTAGCTGCTACGGCATCATCTTGGGCTTTTTTAGCAGCTGCAATAGCAGCGGTAAGAGCCGGATCTATTCCGCCGGATGTACCTAGAGCCCCTGCACTTGATGAAAAGCTGCCGAGAGACTTAAGCGCGGCTATATAACTTTGTAGGCTTGCCATACGTTGAGCATCGGCTGCCGCTTGAGCATCCCTTACACGATTAATCGCGTTTTTCTCCTCAGACTCAAGGAGCAAAATAGAGGTTTTCACCGCGTTCGATGTCTTAGATAATGAGGCTAATTTTTCGATCTCAGCTAACTGTAAGCGAGTTTTCTCCTTGTAGGACTCCTCAGCTGCTAAGCCGCCGGCCTTGATAATAGCCTCGTTATATTTCTTAAAGGCCTCCTCACGTGCGAGCTCTTTATCAGCCTCGGCCATTTCGCTATCGTTAATAACCTTAAGCTCTGCTAAAAGGCGAGTGTTAAGAGCAAAGAGAGTCTCGTCGCTAATAGTCTTAATACCGGCTAGTTTTTTAGCATCTGTAGCCTGTTGTAACAAACCTAACTCGCGTAATTTAGAAAGAGCTAGATCACCGTTTTCATCCTCAATAGCCATAAGGGCCTCGAGGCGTAGGCGTGTCTCTTTGTCATAGGTAGACCGTAAAGCTGCGGCGATGGAAATGCGATTAGTATCAAACTCGGCAGCTGCCTTAGATAGTGATATCTCGTTTTTCTTGGCTAGCTCGGCTTTTTTCTGTAAGGCTAGTAATTCTTTTTGGCGCTTTAATGCCAATTTATCTAACTTGGCTTTTTCGGCGTTTGTACGCAAATTAGTAATATCTTGAGGTACACCCTGAGGGAAACCGCCTTGACGGCCTTTTACGATATCTACTTGGCGACGTAGATTACCTATTGAAAATGTACCAAGATAGTTTTTAGCGCCTCTAAAGATATTCTCTAAAACCCCAGCACCGGGTAGGCCACCAAATAAATCGCCTAGATCCTTAGCTAGAATTGAAACGTTAGTGATAAGTCCGGATACAGAGTCGGCCGCGCTATCGACCTTATCGATCAGCTTATCCATACCGCCGGATGATGTACTAAGAGCTGCTACGAGTGATTGACCGATCTGCTCGCTTGCTTGCTCAGCTGCGATCTTAAGGCGGTTGAGTGAGCCCTCGTAAGAGTCTGCCGCGTTTTTAGATTGGCCGGCATATTGAGCAGCGATTAACTTTTCTACCTCAAGGTATGATTTAGTAGCCAGCTCAGTATTAGTTAAGCCTAGATTTAATTGCTTAAGGCCCTTGTAGTTACCTACGTATGCCTGACTTAATATTTTTGTTGCCCCGGCTAAATCCATACCCGTACCCGCTGAGATATCCAGCGCGGTATTGAGCATCGATTGAGCCATCGTGGTCGAGCGTGTCGTTTGTGCTAACTGAATAAATGACGGTTGCAGCTGATCTCGATTAACGCCGGTTACTCTTTCGACACTATCGATATAACCCTCAGCCTCAGCGGTAGCAAAATTAAAGCCGAGATTACGTAAGGCTGTATCGAGGCGCTTAACCTCTGCGATCTGCTCGCCGTAAGCGGCTACCGCCTTTTTTGAGTAGCCCAAAAGAGCAGCGGCACTAAAGGTAATGCCAAGGGTACGGCCAAGGCCCTTAACGGTTTGATTAAACTTACCGATCTGAGTGGAGCCTCTAGTTAGAGCTTTACCATTCCATTCGGCTACAGCCGATACAATTAAATTAGGTAGCGCCATTATGCGGCCAAACCGTAGCGACCAGCATTAAAGTTATTAATCGTCGCCTCGATAGCTCTGTATACGGCATCTTGAGCCTTGCCCTCATCCTCTTTCCAAGCGCGATAGATCATACGTCCGCGCTCGGCTTGCTTGTCTCCATAAAGAGGCCCGGATCGAGCGATAAAGTGAGCGCCCGCGTTAGGGTTATTAGATCGGCTGGCAGGATCTCCACCCGGGTTTTTACGTCCCGAGGTTTCATAGATAGCACCGGCGGCAGACTTATTAGCTACAAAGTAAAGAGCTTGCCATCCGTTGCGGTTTTTCTTGCTTGGAGCCTGAGAGTAGTAAATCCCTTTTTTAACTGTTTCATAATCATAAAGTGGAAACATGCGGACACGGCCCTCAGTATTAAAAGTCCTAAACATCGAGGTACGTGCCGTTATCTTTTTGCCTTTTGTATTTTCATTCCAGTTAAAAAGATTATCCGGCTGAGGAGATGGAGCAAACCCGCGAGCCTTATCACGGATTGGCACCATAGCCGAGCGTACTTGGCTATTCATCTCTTTAAGCATTTCAGGATCGATCTTACGGAGTGCCTTAACCGTTTCGCGTACGCCTTTTATTGCGACTGGCATTACGGGCCTCCTCAGCTTGCTCGTTTAATACTTGAATTAACATCTTAAACATTTCGGGCTCAAGATCTATTATCGCTTGGGGCGGGATCTGTAACCGTATTGATAGTTGCGCTATCAGGTGAGTTACAGAGTCCCGCCCTAGGCTAAAGGTAGATCATCTACTACTTCGACCTTTAATAAAGTATCGAGAAAATCAGGGCCAAAAGGTTTAACACTTTCGCCGGATGTACGTAAGCACTCCCACGAAAGGTAAAATAAATCGGTCTGTTTTTCGTCGTCACGAAAGGCCTTATGAAAACCTTTCTTTGCGTAGAGCTCAAAGGCATACTCGATCCGTGGAGTTATCTGATGCTCAGTAACCTCGCCGGTAGCCCTTGTTATTTTGAGTCGTGCCATTGTGTGCCCCTTTTCTAGTTTGTTATACGGTGGTGTCTACTACGATTGGTGAGTTACATGTAAATGTAATGCTCTGTGTTGAGATATCTCCAACAGCACCATTAATATCAGTAGTGTTATTTACTAATACTGTTGTCTGATATTCAGGGTTAGTAGCTGCAATAGCTCCGCTAGTCTGCTTAAGAGTGATAGGTACGCTTGTACCCCATGCAGCTTGCAAAGTCTGTAGGACTTCACCGGTAGCTGTATCGTTTAGGAAATCTAGAGTAATCGTCGATGTCTCTAGTCCCTTAGTGTACTTACGAGATGAGTCGCCCATGGCGGTAACCTCGAGCTCCTCAAATACGCGGTTAATAGTTGCGCTAGTTACGTGATCTGAGAGATCGACCGAGTTAAGGGTTACGACCACTCCATTACTTAAGAATATGGCCATGGCCTATTCCTCGCTTTCGGTTGTTGTTGGTGTTGTTTCGGTTTTTACTTTTGCTACTTTGACCGGAGCGGGCTCGTCTACGAGCTGTCCAATCTTTCGCAAAAACTTTAGATCATCCTCTGTGTATGCCATTGTCTACTCCCAGCTACTTAGTATTGATAGATTGATATCAACGGTTAAAAGGTCACCACTTTGTACAGATAAAACGCTAGGAGCGCTTACGCTGCCAATATTCATTACGATTGATGAGGCCGCTAGTTTATTAAATACAGCTACTAACATCGTCTCTATGCCCTGCAAATTGCCCTGATTATCGTAGAGCGGGGTCGTTAAAATAACTTTCAGGTTAGCCATAGGCGAGATCGTTACGTACTCATTGTTATTAGGAGTCAGGTATGGATCGGCCGGCGCAACGATTACAGAGTTAGCCGTAATAGTTGGAGGCGGGAAACTGTACGTATTCCATACGTTTACATTTGATAAGGCCGCGGCTAGCGAGGCACGTAGAGTAGTAATAGGTGCTGGCATGATTACCCGATAAAACTTAAAGGATTTTGGTATCCGGAGATAAGCCCACGGATCTTGCCGATCATGCTATTTCCGACACGGTATGGCGACGGGCTAAAGCCATCGATAGATACTCCGCCGGTTTGTGAAACTTGGCGAGCTTGCCAAATGTCTACCGCGAGTATCATCGCCGCTTCTCTTATGGCCGGAGTTTGTGCATAAGTTAAAGTCTTTAGATCCGCGCCTATAGCTTGGCCATAAGGTAAGACTCTAGAAAAATTGGCATTAGCCGCTACTTTAGTAAATTGAATAAAGCTATAACCCGCTGGCCAATTCCAAGCGTAGTTATTCCATACGATGCTCGGGATGAGATTAGTAGTACCCGCGCTCCATGGCATAGTCCCGGTAATTGTGTACGTGCCGTTAAAGGTTGAGCCGCACCCACTCAAGGTTACAGACTGACCAGTCGTAAAAATTGCAGGGTTAGCGATCATTACGGTAGCTACGTTATTTTGTAGAGTCGTACCTACAACCGATGCAGAGTCAAACCATAAAAATTGATTGAGGATATCTTGAGCGGTTTGGCAGACTTCCTCGACGATACTATCCGGGTATAAATCTTGAATACCCAAATTATCGCGTAGCTCTTGCTCCGTTACATAAGTTGCCGGCATGGTCTGCTCCTCTCAAAGTTAAAGGCCGGGAGGGCTCAAAGGGCTAAGAGCCCTCCCGACTACTAGGGTCTATCTCAGGTTAGGTTGTAACGTACGAGGCCCTTAGGCATCTTTACGATTGTTGCCATAAAGCCATAAATGGCTACCTGTACCTGTAGGTTTGATACGACGTTAACGCTCATGTATGCCTGAGGTGAGCGGTATACCGTCATCGCCTCCGGTGCCACGATAAACGCTGAGTCATCGATAGTAGTACCTACCATTTGGTGATCTACGTATAGATCGAGGCCAAGCACGTTACCGCGGATTGATGTAGAAGTTGAGAGGCCGCCTGAGTTCATAGGTGCCGCTGCGTTGTAAATTGGGCGACCTGTTGTATCAGTTGCACCCATTAGTAGTGACCATTGTGATGGGCCCGCTACGTAATTCTTAGCAAAGTAGCTTGTATTCTTGTAGATGTTAGCTGACTCTGTAGATACGTAAGAGATAATACCGGCGCTCGTTGCCGCTACCGCTGTACCTTGTACGCCACCGGCTACTACGTCCGCAATTACGGCCGCATCTGTAGCTAGTGAGTAAGCGCGCTGTAGCTGATTAGTAAGCTCTGCATAGAAATTAGGATCTGATCTCTCGAGAAGCTCTACGCTGAGCGTATTCATGCCCGCGTATTTCTTAACAGTCCCAGATAAATATTCCGTGACCATCCCGGTATTTTGTACAGCGCCAGCCTCGGCCTCTACTGTTACTACAGGTGCTACGCCATTTTGGCCGCCAGCTGAGGTAACGAGTGATGGGATTTGGATAGTCATACCGCTATTTGGCAAAGTGCCAGAGCTAAGGGCATTAATCATAGGTGTATCAAAGTTAGTATTAGATACAAACTCAGATAGGTACTGTGTAGGAGAAAATGCAGGGTTTGTAGAAAAACTATCATCCGCTGCGGTTACGTATAGCTTTGATGTGTCATCGCCTAGAGCAGCTTTGATTTTGTGCTCTGTGTATGTTGCCATCGATGTAATAGGTGTACGTACTCTCTGAGAGTCCAGTACAGATGGGCGAATAATCTTACGAGCGGCTTCGACTTTTTCAGCCTCGACCGGTGTATCTACCGGAGTCTCCTCCGGTGTATTTTCTGGGGCTGTAGTCACAGCTTCCTCGCTTTCGGTTTCTGTTTCGGTTTCGATCTCTACGATTGTCGTATTAATCGTTGTAGTTTTTTCTTTTGTGCTTGTCGCGGCTTCGAGCGCTGCTCGCGCTGCGGCAATATCAGTTACGGATGCGCTACTAAAAGCGGCGCTCTCAACGAGCGACACTTCTTTCAGGACGGCAGCCGTTACCAACAGGTAATCACCCATCGGCTTCGAGGCCGTTACATCAACCCCGACGGATAAGCCACTTACTAGGTTTTCCTGAGCTAGTACGAGAGCATCCTGTCCCCGAGTGCTGCTCGATAAACGAAAGGATCCGTAAACGCCATTGTTAGCCTCGCTAAAGCTGATAGCGCGACCTACAGGTTTATCCTGTTGATGCTGCGATAGTAATTTTATTTTTGATGCATCCGGGATAGCAATAGAGCCGCGCTCAAACATTACAGGGCCCGCACTTGTAAAACCGACCTCGCCATATGGTGCAACGAGTCCGGATACGATGCGCCGCTCTGTATCGGCAGCTTGGATTTCTTGGCTAAACGTTAGTAGCACTTGTATCTCCTAGCGGTGTTAGTTGCTCCATTTGTCGAGCTTGGTTTACGTCGATTAACTGTAGATTTAACATCTTTTCGATAATGTCTAAACGATCTTTCGCATCTGCACGTAAAAATGAGTCGTCTACCGCGAAACGCACTTGATTTTGACTATTTGTAATGTCATTCATGCTGAGGCGATCCTCAATAGCAGAGATGTAAGGCTGTAGTGAATACGCTACAAACTCTTTTCGACCATCGATAATATTTTGATATGTCATCGAGTTATTCATGTCCGCTGAGATGTAATACGCCGGTACGTTCATAGCGCGCGCGATCTCTGTAGATAAATATTGAGATGCCTCGTTATACATCATGTCTTTAGGACTAAAGCCAATATTTTCTACGCTAAGAGTCGAGGTCAAATATGCCGTACTGCGATTTTGGCGAGCGGCTTTCCATCCTGCAAGGATGCCTTGGATCTGAGACTCAGGTAGATCAGCACCGTTATTTTTTAATACTGTAGTAGCCATAGGTGTAGCTGCACTTACCGCACTTGCTTTTTGTATGTCATAAGCTGCGCGAATAGTCGTACTAGCACTCTGCAATACACCAGGTAGCAACGATTGAAAAGTTACAAGAGATCCAATACCGCCCATAGGTACTAGGTTTCCATCGACGAAATAATCTTGGATCTCTGTACCGTATTGGTTAGTCGTATATGTAACTCGGTTATTAGCTACCCACTCAAAGCCGCTAGGCCGTCCGTCGTCGGCATATAATGAGGTCACGCGCCAATAACTGACCCCGTAAAAAATTAGTGAGTCTACGGTCGCGCTAATTGTAAGGCTGCGAGGTTGGCGGATATCAGGTTGCTCTAACCATAATGGAGATCCCAATTTTTCGCCGGTAGATTTTTTGTATAGTGCTAAATCAATAGATGCGATAACGCCGGCGATCAAATTACGACAACGTGCAACGCTTGCTACCTGTAAAGCAAAGTTACGATCGATACCAATACCGTTATATCCAAAAGCGCTATTAGTATTAAATGATCCGTAGCCGTACGTAGTATCCATTACGGCGGGTGCGTACTGTGCCTCGATAGTCGGCTTAGCAGCTGACTTAAGCCCTAGAGTTTGTAGTAATCCCATGGAGCAATTTTCCCAAAATGTCAAGGACAAAATCAGGTATTAAGCGGCGTGTCTACATATAAATCTTAGCCTCGCCTAGAGGTTGATTAAGGATATGTACGGCCATACTTACGCCGATAGCAATATCGACGGGCCCGGCGGATTTACGTCTCACGATACGCCACGAGCTATCGGACTCTTTAGCCGCGCAATTAGAAAAGTGGGTGACGAGTAAATCTTGGCCGGGATGTACGAGCCTTTTATTAGCTAGAGCCTCGTAGAGATCCCCTGAGGCCTGATACCCCTTTTGACCTGATATATCCGTCGTATGGATACCATTAATTTCAAGGCGCTTGCTAATTGAGGCGGTGGTGTACTTGTCATAACAAACCGTACGCGGGTAGTACTCCTTGCACCATTTGGCAATATGGTCGGCCATAAAGAGCTCATCGATAGATACCTCGGAGTGAAATACCTCGAGTACTTGTACGCCGATCCTGCCGTCGGCGAGGACTTGGCCCATCACGAGCGACCCATCGCGGCGCGACGGTGCCACGTCAAAAGCGAAAATAGTAAGAGGCCCCGGTGACAATTCTAGAGACTCATCCCCCGCATCCTCAATAGCCATATGAGGCCAAGGTGATTGGGTTGATGTAATCCATTGACATAACATTTCAGTCTTAGTCGTTTCGACCGTTTGCGTACTAACGGCCTCCTCTAAAACGCTCTCATCAAATAGGTAACCAAGGGCAGGGTTTGAGTAAGCCCATCCGTCGCGATCTGTGATCTTACAAAATTGGGGAGCCGAGTACTCGTAAAAGCCAAAAGTCTCAGGCGGGAAACTAAGGGCCCTCTCGCGTAGATCGTTTAGCACCGTACTAAACGCATCCCCGGCATTAGAGGTATACAAGCTCTGACTATTGGCCTTAGCTCGCGTAGTCGGAGTAGCTGCACGAAAGCCCTCCTCGCTGATCTCACGGATTTCATCGATGTATAAAAATGAGGCTGACCTGCCGCGGCTGCCGTCCCTAGTCGCTGCGACTACATCGAGCCTATGCCCGTTTTTAAGCTCGATAGACTCGGTGCCATTGGCGTACCTGATTTGACGTACTTGCTTACTAAGCTCAGATGAGCCCTCTATTGCGTAGGCCACTTGCCTAAAGGTGTCTAAGGCCATCGATCTATTAGAGCTCATAATCAGCACGTTAGGGCTATCGAATAAAAACATATGCCCAAGCATCATCATGCGCGCGAGGTGGGTTTTACCCTGTTGGCGTGACGTAAGCACCAAATTACTACGTCGCCTAAACATCCCATCCTCAGATATTGAGGTCATGTCACGGATTACAAAATCCTGCCATGGTAAAAGCGGTAGACCTATAGACTCGGCTAGCTCTGCAATTTCATCACCGCGGTTAGGGCCCTTGAGATAGGGACTATGTAAACGAGGCTCTGTAGCCCCCGTACGGCCCGGGAATATCTGCTCCACTTTACTACTCATTCGGTTTGATTTCGCTCGTCTGCCGACCGGCTAGGACTGTGCTAGTGGTTTTTGGGGAGGCTTGTTTTCG